AAGTCGTCAAAATCGACATCAACTTCAACATATACTCCCATTTATTCAACCTCCGAAAGTTCCACGATCTTTCTAGCCATGTGATTGCTTGACGGAAGCATGAGTGATCGCCTTGCTCCTGTCACCTCAAAAGTTCGAGTCGTGCCTGTGTCTGAATCCTCGAACACGATTCGATCCGTATGATTGATCGTGACGGTTGGCAACAAGTAACCGCGTGCGGTGATCTTGCCCCTTGGACGACCACCTTCGACTACCTCGTCCGACGATGACGGAAAGATTGCGACATCCACATCGCTTTGAGATAATGCGTAAGATCGAATCGGAAACCCCCCTGCGTCCTTCGTGTCGGTTACGGTGTGAATGTCTACTTTGACACCAAGACTTTGAATCATTCCTCGCAGACTCATTCAGCACCTCGCCTCCAGATGTCCATGCGTCTCATTTGATCGTCCCGAAGTTCCATCGCGTTTCGCGTCGAGTACGAATACCCGTCAAGCGATTCAGACGCGATTGTTGGATCGTGAGATCCTCCGTGGTATGCACTTGCCACAAGTTCCCAACATATTTCTTGAAGTGCGCTGGGGACGGTTGCTTGTGAATATCCTGCGGTGTAATCGACATACACGTTCCTTGATCCACGGGGAAAAGCTCCAGCGTTCGGGTCGTAGGGATACCATGCTGTATTGGTCGGTGAACTTATCAGGTCGATTCGTCCCGTTTTCTCATCGACTCGATAGTCTGCATCGGTTGAATCCAGATAGTAAAACTGCGCCCCGCCTGTTGCATCTGTTCCACCTTGTCGCATGAGTTCGTCGCAAAGGACTGTCTCATCGGCTGTTGCTGTCCATCCTGATACTGTTGTGATTTGTGTCGCCATGAGTGCTGTTGTGAGATAATCAGCAAAGGCGATAGATGTTTCGGTTGATGCTCCTACTGAATCCCAACGCTTCAAGACGATCGCTGTGTCGGAAACCTCTGCGGTTGCTCGTAGATCAGAAGATGTGTTTGCCGTGATAAGCAAAGCGTTCTTGCGATTCCATCCGATTCGACGAACTGCCGTCACTGGATAGTTGTCGAGATAGAGCGAAGATGATCCGCTTCCGTCTTGGAACTCGATGAAGTCGTCCGAGACGAATGTGCGTTGCGTGAACTCTTGAATCCT